GGATTAAACTGATGGCACTTACCACAGGCATGGCAATCGCCGCAGGCATATCCGCCGCATCATCACTGGCGGGCGGCGCGATGGCTAAAAGCGCAGCCAAGAAAGCATCTAAGGCGCAGGTTCAGGCAGCACAGGACGCTAATGCTGCACAGGAGCGTATGTTCCAAAAGCAAATGGAACTGCAAGAGCCGTTTCGCCAAGGTGGTATTACCGCGCAAGACCAGATTATGCAGTTGCTGGGCATCGGCGGCGACAAGACCGCTGAAGGCTACGGCAGTATGGCGAAAGCCTTTGGCACCGATCAATTCCAGCAAGACCCCGGCTACGCCTTCCGTCAAGCGGAAGGCATGAAGGCGCTAGAGCGGTCGGCAGCAGCGCGCGGCAATCTACTGTCGGGCAGCACCATGAAGGGCATCCAGCGTTTCGGTCAGGACTTGGCAAGCCAAGAGTACCAGAACGCATTTAACCGTTTCCAAGTTGAGCGGTCGGCGCGTCTTAATCCGCTGCAATCGCTGATGGGTTCTGGTCAGTCCGCAACCAACGTAATGACAGGCGCCGCTGGTCAGATGGGCCAGAACGAAGCGTCGAACATCTACAACGCAGGACAAGCCCGTGCGTCAGGATACATTGGTCAAGCTAATGCGCTCACAACCGCGCTGGGTCAAATCGGTTCTATAGCGTCTAGCTTACCTGAGCAAAACGCAATGATAAACTATTACAACAGAACGCCTGCTGGCGGCCTCGGCGGCGGCAGCGGTGGTGGTTTTGGGTCCAGCACGCCATTCCGTCTGCCCGGTATGCTAAGGGGTAATTGATATGCCAAACCAAATGATAGCACTTCAGGCGCGCAACCCGCAGCTTCCTGACCCCGCACAGCGCACGGCGCGGATTGCAAACATGATGAACATGGCACGGCAGGCAGAAGCCGCGCAACTCCAAGGCGAACGTATACGTCAGGAGATGGAGTACGCCCGCGCAGGTGAAAATCGTGCGGAAGAAACGCAAAGATTGAATGTGCGTAAAGAAGACCAAGCCTATCGCGTTGCGGGGATGACCGAACTTCGCAACAGGGGCGTAGGTGTTCTCCAATCTGGATCAGAGGAAGCCTATCAGCTTTGGCTTAGGCAAGCAGACGCGATTGACCCTGACTCCGCAGCAGTCATGCGTCAAATCGCGCCCACCTTTAATAAAGACGCGATGACCTTTGCTATTACGAAAGCCGACGAGTTCATCGCAAATAACACCTCGAAGCGGAAGTCAGAGATAATATACGACAAGAACGGTTTCCCCATAGAAGTGCAAACCGGTGGCAATACGGCTTACGAGGCGACGCCTATAGTCGTGACGAACATACGCGACGTAAATCAACCACCCCGCGCAACGCCGACTGCGCCGCAGCCCGCGCCAGCAGGTCCAGTGCCAGTAGGTGAGTTTGGCGAAACCAGAGTTGTCGCCCCAGAGTCCATACCACTTACGCCGTATCAGCAAGAGCATATCCGCGAAATGCAATCTGGCTTGGGAATGTCGCAACCAGCGTCCTTCTCGCCAAGCGCAAACGCAGGGCAGATGACGCCTGAAATGGCGCAGCAGATTGTTGACACTGCGGTTAAGACCGGCATGATGGCGCAGGCGGACTTCGATCAGCTTATGGCGATGGCGCCAGAGCAAAACAAGCAGCCGTTCATGGATATGCTTAAAACCAATAATATTACACTGCAACCCGGCGGAATGGGCCAGCAATCGCAGTTTGCTGATTTGCGTGGGCAGCGGATGCAATCGCAAAACGCGGGGCTGCGCGGCGCACCACCAATGGAGCAGACGCTGGCGCAGTATAGGGTGGGTGATCCAATTCAAGGTAAAAACCCAAGTGTGGGCGCGTACCCCGGTTCGGCGCAGGTGCCTTTGGCGCGCGTCGCCGGTGAAGCCGAAGCGCGCCGCGAAACGCCCGCGCAAATCAAGGCGCGGAAAGCTGCTGAACTGCAAGCCACCGAAGATTTTGAAGAAGCCAACAAAGCCGCCCGCTTGGGCCGCAAACGCGAAGAAGTGTTTGAAGGCGAACGCGCCAAAAAAGACGCGGCGTTTGTGGATTCCTATAGCGACGCTACAACTAAAGGTCGCACTACATTAAACGTTATAGACCAGATGATTGGCGACGCTCGAATTGAAAAAGGCAAACTTGTCGTACCCAAAGGCGGGCGGCGCCCGCACCCCGGCTTTGAAGGTGTGGTCGGTATGGGCGTTCCGGGCGTGCGGTTTATCCCCGGCACGCAAGCCGCAAGTTTCGATGCTCTCTTCCGCCAAGCCGAAGGCGGCGCATTCTTGCAAGCGTATGAGTCGCTGCGCGGCACAGGTCAGATCACCGAAATAGAAGGTACGAAAGCCACAAGCGCGCTGACACGTATGGAACGGTCGCAATCAGAGGCTGAATTTGTTAAAGCGGCACGAGAGTTTGCGGATGTTATTCGCGGTGCCGTTGATCGCGCTGACAAACGCTACACTACGCTAACAGGTAAAGCGCCGCCTGTCGCCGCTCCGCGACGTAAGACGCCGACTAAGGGCAGCGACGGATGGGGTAAAGCTAAAGTGGTAGGTAACTGATGCCGATATATGAACAGAGAGCGCCTAACGGGCGCACCTACCGCATAACTGGCCCTGCCGGTGCAACAGACGCGCAAGTCAAGGCTAAAATTCTGGAGCAGTATCCAGAGGCCGGCGTTCGCCCTAAGACCAGCCGCACCGCAGCCGTCATATCCGGCATCGAACGCGGCATGAAGCCGGTTGCGGAAGCGTTGGACTACCTTAACCCCTTTAGCTATATAGGCCCACAACAATCGGCGCAGACAAAACAACAGTTGGGCACGCAAGGCGCGCGGGCAAAGAAAGACCGGCCCAACTACTTTACTGGCGGTAAGATCGCCGGCGAAGTTCTCGCTACTGCGCCTGTCGGTATCGGTGTGGGTTCAGGCGTGCGTTTATTTGGTACTGCCTTTACTAAAGCCGCACCAAAAGTTGCCACCGCGCTAGAAAAAGTGGGCCGCGCTACAATTACTGGTGGGGCTGGTGTGCGCGCGCCGACTAAAACTGCCGTAGCTGCTGGGCAGAACGTAGTTGCGGGACGCGGGAAACGTATGGCTACACGCGCTGTGGCTGGCACGCTTGCGGCGCTCCCATCCGCCGCGCTAACAGATAATGATATGTTAGAGGCCGCGGCTGCGGGTTCACTGGTTCCGGTGCTGGGTCACATGGCTAAGTTTGGGGCAGGCAAGACGTTTGACGCGATTGCAGGGCGGCTTGGTGAAGTGCGTGCGGCTGAAATTTTACGTGAGTTAGTTAGCAGCAACGCAGACGCCATAACTACCGCGTTAAGCAACGCACCAAGCAAAATAAAAGCCAGCACGGCTGAGTACCTAGCATCTAAGGGTTTGCTTACGCCTGAGATTGCGGCGGTTACACGCGTTGCAACCGCCGGCAAAAGTGGCGGCGAACTTTTGGATGTCGCTACTGAACGCGCAGCAGCGCAGAAGATTGTGCGGGATCGTCTTCGCGGCGGCGAAACACAAACAAACGCCATGGCTAACATTGCGGCAGGCAAACGCCAACTGCAAGACGAGACAGGGGTTATGCGCGAAGAAGCGTTGGGCGCCGCCGATATTGGCCGATTGCAAATTGCGCCTGCCGAACAGAGAGCCGCGCAGGCGCGCGACGCATTACAAAGGGAACTTGATACCGCCGCACGGTATATGGATGACCCGAACTTTGACGCCCGTATAGGCCAGTATCTTGAAGACGCACGCTCCGCCGACGAAGTCGCAGCTAACTTGCGCGCGCAGGGGCTTGAAAAGTTAGATATATCAAAAGTAGTGTCTAATCTGCGCGCAGAAGCGGACAAGGCACAGTTTGTCAGCCCTGATCGGTTTAGGATACTGTCGGAGTTTGCAAACAATCTGGAACGGCGCGCGGCTAAGTCTAACGGCACCATTGACGCCCAAGGCCTTTACTTAGCACGCCGCGAAATGGGTTCTTTTGTGTCTAGCATCTTAGGTACTTCAGACCCAAAAGCGTTACGGCAAGGTACGTCTCAGCTTGTAGCCGCCGCTCAAAAACCTATCGACGATGCGATTGAAGCGGCAGGCGGCGCCGGATGGAAAGATTATTTAAACGCCTTTTCTAAAGGTATGCAAAAAATTGAACGCCAAACTTTTGAGCGTAAGTTGGCTGCGCTTCCTGAAGCACGGTTTGCTAAAGTTGCGGCAGGGCAAGACCCCGACTTTGTTGAAAGCGTTTTTGGGCCGGGGCGGTACGACATTAACGCCGAATTGCAAGGTCCCGTATTGGCTACAGCTAAAAAACTGGGTCGCGATATTGAAGCGCAGCGGGCCGTGGCGCAAACAGGTCTTCAAGATTTGTCTCAATCGCAGAAACTAGGGTTTGCCCAAGGCACGCAAGCTAAGGTTGGGGGGATGCTGGAGCCAGCGGTGCCCAACATCTTTACGGCGGGCGCGCGTATAGCTGGTAGCGTTCCCCGCATCGGGGGCGGTGGTGTAGCTGCGGCGCAAATGGGTGAAAAGATAGCTGAGAGAGCGTCTGAAAACGTGATGGAAAAGTTAGTGCCGGCATTGGCACAGCCAAGCCGCGCGCGGAGCCTGCTGGAGACGCGGTCAACTGAAGACTATGTAAACAGGCTTTTGTATGGCCGCGGCGTCTCGCCTGTGCGTCAGAACATAATGGCTCAAACGGCAGTGCGTCCGTTTAACCAGCCGTCGGACTTTGAATTTCCAGAATACGATCCTGAAACTGGCGACCCGCTGATAAACATTGACTATTCCGAAGGTTACCCTGTGCCGATATACGGCAGGGTATCCCGCAACAGTATGAGACGCTAACCCATGACAACCATCGACCAGACCCAAGCACAACTCAACACGCACGAACAGGTCTGCGCGTTCCGGTACGAGAGTATCTGTGCGCGGTTGAAGCGTCTTGAAACCATAGGTATGTCTGTGGCCGGCACAATCATTCTGCTGCTAGTCGGCATACTGATAAAGGCTGGTGCATGAGCATCGTCCTTGGCGCGCGGTCACTGTCACGCCTTGAGGGCGTGCATCCAGACCTTGTCCGCGTCGTCAAGAAGGCGGCTGCAATGTCGGACCTTGACTTCACGGTGCTAGAAGGCTTGCGTACCGTCGCGCGCCAGACGCAGTTGGTCAAGCAGGGCGCGTCGAAGACAATGAACTCGCGTCACATTACAGGACACGCTGTCGATTTAGCACCGCTGATTGACGGTAAAGTATCTTGGGACTGGCCGCTCTACCATCGGTTAGCCAAGATTGTGAAGGCCGCTGCGGCGGCTGAAAAAGTGCCGCTCCAGTGGGGCGGCGATTGGCGGACGTTCAAGGATGGCCCGCATTGGGAACTGCCTTGGAAGTCCTACCCGAAAGGAAACTAATATGCTTAAAGGTTATCGCACATACGTTCTGGCTGCGCTGGGCGTTCTCTCCGCCGCCGCCAGCTATCTGGTCGGCGACACTGACTTGATGACGGCGGCTAACGCTGCCTTCACCGCAGGCGCTCTAGCGTTCCTACGTGCGAGTGTCCCTCGCCTGTAACCAACGCTCACCGTACCAAATAGCTTTACGCATCTCTTGAGCCGCTTCGTCCTTATGGCCTAGGCGGCTCAAGTATTTTAGCATATTCCCAAGACAGTAGCCGGCAAACTCTTCCGGCGTCAGCTTGGCCTGAATGTAGTCGATAGCTTCAATCCCGCCGCGCTTGTAATGGTCAGGGTTGACGGCGTCCTTGAACGCCATTGCCTCTGCCCACGATCCAGCATCGCTCTTGTCATCTATCATTTCTTCAGCCTCTTCATAATCTCGACACGCTCCCGCGCCGTCCGCATCGCGGAGTACCGCTGGTGCAACCGCCGGGCGAGGGCTGGCCGCTTGTGCGTCTCCAGTTCAACGTCCAACGCATCCTTTAGCTGCTCTTCCGTAAGGTCGGACAGCACCGCGATCATCGACCGCCAATTCAATTTACTCATTTTTAAGTTCTTCCAATGCTATATCTGACACCGCACGCTTGTCGTGCAGCGCCGCCCATATGCGTTCATCAATACTCTTCTCGGTCAGCATCACATAGACCCAGACATCCTTTGTCTGGCCGCTGCGGTGCAGGCGCCCGACTGTCTGTTCGTACAACTCCAGCGACCAAGGCAGCGACAGGAACACCATGTGGCATCCGCCGTGCTGTAGGTTCAGGCCATGCCCTGCCGACTTAGGGTGCGCCAACAGCAACTCGACCTGCCCTGCGTTCCAATGTTCGATGACGTTGGGGTCGTCCATCGTCTTTGCGTGCGGGAAGCGGCGCTTCAGTTCCGCCAACTCTTCCTGATAGGTGTACGCGATGATGGTGTTGGCCCGCTGGTTCTCCGACAGCAGTTCTTCCAGCCGGTCAAACTTGTGGCGGCTAAACCATATCGACCCTGTATCGCCACCGCGGTTGTAGACAAACCCTGACGCCATCTGTTGCAGCTTGGTCGTCACCGACGCTGCGTTCTGCGCTACGATCTGGTCGCTGCCGAACCGCGTTACATATTCGCGTTTCATTTCATCATATGACTTGCGGTCGTCTAGCGTGACGCGCACCTCAGTGACGTGGCACGGCGGCAGCTTGTCCTTATACTCGCCCGGCTCCAGCACAAACGTCGCAGGGCGGATGCGCTGCATGACTTGCTCCAGCGCACCGGCTGCGGGAACCCACTGGCCGAAGTCGCGGTTGGTGCAGATGAAATACTGCTGCATGAACGCACCCTTGGCACGGCCCAGCAGCGTCTGGTCAATGATCTTGCACTGGCCGAAGACATCCTCCAGCCCGTTCGACGTGAACGATCCGGTCAAGCCCCAGCGCACCTTGACGTTAGCCAGCAGCTTGTCCAGCGCCTTGAAGCGTTTGCCGCTGGGGTTCTTCAGCCGCGTCAGTTCGTCGAACACAATCCCGTCGAAGCCGGATAAATCCTCTAGCTTATCTAAGTTATCATAGTTAATGACGACCACACTGGCGTCGCTCCGCAACGCATCCACCCTTTGCGCTGGCGTGCCGACAGCCAGCGCAGGAGCGACGCCAGACCATTTCGGCGCTTCCACCGGCCACACATCCGTACAGACGCGCTTGGGCGCTACCACCAGCCAGCGTTTGACATGGCCGTCGCGCAGCATCTCATCCATCGCCGTCAAGGTAATGGCGGTCTTGCCTGCGCCAACAGGCGCAAGGATCATAGCGCGGTCGCGCTCATACAGGAACGTCGCAGCCTCTTGCTGGTACGGCCTTAGCTGAAGCGTTTGAGCCATGCGTCCACATCCTCTACTGACCACAGGCACGCGTAATGCTGCTTGGTGTGCGTCATCTCATCTGCAAAGATACGCTGCAACGCAGACAGCCGCCCGCCAGCTTTCTTCAGTTCGATGAACCAAGCCTCACCGTTGGGCATACAGGCGATGCGGTCGGCAACGCCGACTTGCGTAATGCTGCGGAACTTATAGGCAAAGCCGCCCGCCGCCCGCACACGTTTACAGAAGTACCGCT